TTCCGCCTGGCGAGCAGCCGAAGGCGGCCACTGAACCACCCCGGACAAGGGGGATCGCCCACGACGCGCGACTAAGCGTCGGTGCATGACCTGACGAGGAACGGAAACCGCATGTCCGATCAGCCGATCACCCCTGCACCGCTGCCGCCCGCCGACGCTAGTACCAAAGCGCCGGATGCCGCGACGACGCAGGATCCGCCCAAGACCTTCACCCAAGAGGACGTCGACCGCGTCGTCTCCGATCGCCTGACGCGCGAGCGCGGGAAGTTCGCGGACTATGACGACCTGAAGGTGAAGGCCGCCGAGTATGACAAGGCGCAGGACGCGGCAAAGTCGGCCGAGCAGCGCGCAGCCGAGCAGGCACGGAAGGCCGCTGATGATGCCCGTATCGCGGGCGAGCGCGCCGACCGGGCCGAGCTAGGCGTTGAGCACGGCATCGGGAAGGACTACTTGGACCTTCTCGGCGGCGGCACCCGTGAGGACATGTCCGCACGCGCTCAGCGACTCGGGCCGCTTTTGGCGGCACAGCGCGAGAACGAGCAATTCAAGGCTGAGCTTGCGGCCCTCCGCGACGGCAAGACACCGCCCTCGCAGCGTCCGATCGTGAATCTCCAGTCCGGTGCATCGCCGGCGCCGGAGCAGCAGGACGACGCATTCCCTGCGCACTGGATTCCCCAGCGCGCCAACTGATTTCCCCAGCGAAAGGAGCCCTCTCGTGGCAAACGAGTGCATCCCCCTTTACCGGCCGGGCGCTGACATCACCTGCATTGCGGGCGGCGCCATCACCGGCAAGACCTTTGTCAAGGTCAGCGTCGGGCTGAACCCCGGCAATCCGTCGATCAATGTCGACTCCACCCTGGCGACCGTCGTCACCAACACGGCCGCGGGTCGGTCGTTCGGCGTTGCTGTCGCTGACGCTGCCTCTGGTGCCCGCGTCGCAGTCATCACCGGCCCCGGTCATGTTGTCCCGGTCACCTGTGGCGCCGCTGTCGCGGCTGGCGCTGAGGTCGAGTCGAACGCGACCGGCCAGGCCATCACCCTCGCCGCTGGCAAGGTCCTCGGGTATGCCGTTTCGGCGACCACGGAGGCCGGCCAGGACCTCTTCGTCCGTCTCGCCTGAAAGGAGCCGAGAGATGCCCACTGCATACAACGCTTCGGCGTATCCCCTGTCCGCGCCCGTGATCGCCGGGTCGAACATCACCGTCTCGATGATGCTCAACCAGCCGACGCGCATCACGCGCTACCTGTCGGCGCTGCCGCTGCGGAACTTCATTTCCCCGCTGTTCTTCAGTAACCCGACCGGGGTCACGGGCGGCGGCGTGGTCTATGACCAACTCACCCTCAATGACCTCTTCTCGACGCGGGATGTCCAGACCGTCGAGCCGGGCGCGGAGTTCCCCATCCTCAACGGCGAGACCCCGACCCCGCTGTGGGCTGGCGTCGAGAAGGATGGCGGAAAGTTCTTCGTCACCGACGAGGCGCGGGACCGCAATGACGGCGGGACGGTCCAGCGCGAGGGCCGCAAGGTGCTCAACACGATCGTGCGCAAGCTCGACGGCAAGGCTGTCGCCGCACTGAACGCGGCCATGACGGCGTTCCCGACGCAGGTTGTCGCGGGCCACTCCTGGTCGTCCGTGGTCACGGGCGGCGCGGGCCAGACGAACAACTCCGGCTGGCCGGCCGCGGACCTTGCCGCGGCGCAGGCGCTTGCGGACCAGCAGGAGCTGGGCGTCGTCCTGGACACCCTGGTCGTGAACCCGATCCAGAAGGCGTCCCTGGCCACCGTCTATGGTCCGTCCTTCCTCGCGGTTCTGGAGGCCAGCGGCATTCAGAACTTCATGGCGTCCAACCGCGTCGCGGCGGGCACGGCCTTCCTGACGGAGTACCAGCAGGCGGGCGAGCAGCGCTTCGAGAAGGGGCTCGACACCGAGACCTGGCGCGAGCAGGCGACGCAGCGGACGTGGGTCCAGTCCGACGTCCGGGCGGTGCGTTACGTCACCAACCCGATGTCGGTCGTGAAGCTGACGGGCCTCGCCTGATGGCTACCCGTACGGTCCGGATCGGCGTGATCGCCTACCGACGCGAGGACATGGACCACATTGGCGCGTGGGGTTTCCACGGCGAGAAGGTCAATGTCCACAAGGACGACGTGGAGCGCTTCGACTCGCTCAACGGCGAGCCTGCGGAGGCGATGTCGCCCGCCGCTCCGGTGGTTGAGGATGGGCAGGCTGACGGGCAGCCTGATGCCGATGCGCTCGATGCCCCCGCGGTGGACAGCACAGTCGCCCCGAAGGGTGGCGCATCCCTCGCCGCATGGCGGGATTATGCCGCCACGCTCGGCGCGACCGATGCCGACCTCGACGGCAAGACCCGGGATCAGCTGCGCGAGCAGTTCGGCCCGGAGGAGTAGCGCAAGTGGTCGTCGTCGCGCTGACACCCGCGTGGGACTTCGCCGCTTGGGATACGGGCGTCCCCGACGCGCGGCTAGCGGTGATGATCGAGGATGCGATGGCGACGGCGACCATGCACGCACCCTGTCTCGCCGGCGACGTCTCCGAGGCTGTCGCGGCGAGTGCTCGGGCGATCATCCGGGGCGCGGTCTTGCGGTGGGCGGAGTCCGGGTCTGGGGGTCTCCAGTCGGAGACCTTCGGGTCGCACTCCTACACCGTGGATACCCGCTCGACCCGGTACGGCATGTTTTTTGACCGGGAGATCGCGCAGCTCGCTGAGTTGTGCGGGTCATCTTCGGACGCTGTCCGGATGGGGTGGCTCGGGTGAGTCTCCGCACCGAGCCGGTCGTCTTCTATCGTCCCGGGGTCACGCTTGACGAGTACTCGTCCGCTGAGGTTGACGATTGGGACGACCCGGTGGTCGCGCTAACCGATTCGTGCCTTGTGGAGCCGATCTCGTCGACGGAGCCGGCGGACCTGGACCGTCAGGCAGTCATCACCGGATACCTCCTCAAGTTCACTCACGAGGTGGCGGTGTCGCGCCTGTGGCGGGTGGAGGTCCGGGGCGACACGTGCCGGATCGAGGGGCGGCCGGCGGTGTGGCATGCGCCGAAGTCGGACCTAACGGACACCCTGATTAAGGCCGAGATCATTCATGGCTAGGGCGCAGCTGAATCACGCCGAGATCGGCGCATGGCTGCGGTCGGGCGAGATGGCGGCAGCGATGATGGCGGAGGCTGAGCCAGTGTTGGCGCGCGCTCAGGCTGGCGCTCCGGTGCGGACGGGTGAGTATCGTGCGTCGTTGCGGGCGTGGACTGAGGTGCACTCTGATCGGGTTGTCGCGCATGTCGGGTCGGACTCGGGTCACGCGCTGGCGGTGGAGGCGGCTACCGGCAACCTGGCGCGGTGTCTGTGATGTGGCAGCCCGCGGCGGTCGAGCCGGTCGATGTTGTGTTGCGGGCGACGGGGTTTCTCCGGTCGGCACTTCCGGCGGGCGTCTACGTCGGTGACGTGCGCCCCACTGAGGCTACTGTCCCGTACCCGGCGCACATTGTGACGCTGCGACGGGACGGCGGACCCACGGGCGCCCTGGACCGGCCTCGTGTCGGCGTCAACGTGTGGGGCCCGCAACGGAAGGCCGCGCGGGATCTCGCGGCGCAGGTGACCGGCCTACTGCTCGGGTGGCCGGCGCTGTTGACGGGTGACTCGCCGGTTTCGGTCGAGTGCGTTTTCTCGCCGAGTTTGGTGCCGGATGACGGCCCGCACTTCTATGCGACGTTCAGCATGGTGTTCGTCGCCTCCTGATTCGTTTCTCTCATCGCGCGCAAGGCATTTCAACCCATCATCATCACCTCCTGAAAGGGATTCCCTCATGCCTCTCGACGCGCCTGTCCTGAGTCTCAACAATGTGGGCATTGCCGTCTCCGGCTTTGTCGCGCTCGCACCCCTCGGCACGACTCTCCCGACGTCTTTGACGTCTGCGCTTGACGCTAGTTTCCGGCAGGTCGGGTACCTCGACGAGGACGGCATGAGCGAGGTCCACGACGAGTCCCGCGGCGAAATTCCGTTGTGGCAGAACCGGACCACCTTCGAGTACAACGAGTCGGCGAAGCTGTACATCAAGGGGAAGTTCGCTGAGACCGGGTCTGTTGCTGTCACCGAGTTCTGGTATGGCGCGACGGTCACGCAGACCGCGACCCACGGTTCGTACCAGATCCAGAAGGGGCACACGTCGGGCCGGATGGCGGGCGTGTTCCTCGAAATCTTCCAGTCGGGTGATAAGCGGTTGGTCGCGTCGGCCGACTGCGAGGTCTTCAAGGACGGCGACGCGGAGCGGAACGCGACGACCGGCACCGTCTACCCGTTCCAGGTGGCCATTTACGACGAGCCGATGGTCCATGACAGCCGGTTGAAGTCGGCCTGACCCCTTATCTCCCCGGCGCGGTTCTTGCGCGAGGCCGCGTCGGGGTCCAGCTTCTTCTCGCGCTGAATCCTTCCCTCTCGCGCAACTAGAAAGGCACACGCGCATGCCCAAGACTGAGCCGAAGATGACGGCCGCCCCGAAGCCGTTGCACACCGTGGCGGGGGAGACTTTCGTATGGCGGTCGCCGGACCCGGAGATCGGTGAGGTCCGGGTTCCGCTGAAGTTCAAGACGAAGATTCTGCGCAAGGCGAGGGAGTTGCAGGACGACGACCTGGAGTTTATGTTCTTCGTCCTCGATTCGGTCATCGGTGACGCGGCGACCGTCGTGGACGAGATGGACGCCGGCGAGATGCGGGCGATGTTCCGGGCGTGGCAGGCGGCGTGGGAAAAGCGAGCTGAGGCGGCTTTCCCGGAATCCTGACGCTCCTCGGGCTCTTCGACGAGCACCGTGGAGCGTTTGAATACGACTGGCGGACAAGGTTCGGCGTCGCGTTAGGTGACGTGGGGACTCGCGTCATGTCGTGGGGTGAGGCGTTCCGTCTGGCGCTGGTTTTGCTCGGTGACCCGTCGTCGCAGGTGGGTGCCGCGTTTGCCGGGTTGCGTTCGCCTTTCACGCCGGAATCTTTTGCCCTGTACCAGCTTTCGCAGAACTACTTTTCGGCGCACACGGAGGCGAGGCCCCGGCTGATGCCTCCGCTTGACCCGACGGCGCGGGCACCAAGGCCGCGGGCGAGGTTGAGCGCGGCGGAGGTTGACGAGGTCTTTCATCAGATGACGCAGGGGGTGCCGGCGCGTGAGTGAGTTCGCCTCAAAGTTCGTCACCATCATCCCGAGCTTTAAGGGCGGCGGGAGGGCGATCCAGCGGGAGCTGGATGCTCAGGGCGACGCGGGCGGGCGAAGCGCTGGCAAGAAGGCGGGCGGCGGCTTCGCGGCCAGCTTCGGCGGGTCCCTGAAGGGCATCGCCGGCGGGTTCGCGGCGACGATGGGTATTTCGGCGCTGGTTAGCGGCTTCGATTCGGCGACTAGCGCCGCTAGTGACCTGAATGAGACCGTGAGTAAGTCGCAGGCGATTTTCGGGTCGAACTTCGCCGCTATCGACTCGTGGGCGAAGGGCGCTGCTACTAGCTTCGGGTTGTCGCGGCAGGCGGCGTTGGACGCGGCCGCTTCATTCGGGGACATGTTCACCCAAATCGGGTTCGGCGGCTCTGAGGCCGCGAAGATGTCTAAATCAGTTGTGCAAATGTCTGCGGATCTCGGCAGCTTCAACAACCT